TAGCAAATGGGGTGGATCAAACACTACCAGTTTAAAGGATTTATCCAAAAACGGCATATCGGTAAAGTCCGATACGATGTCTGGGTGGACTTTCAGATTCCGCCCATCACAAAGAATGTATTCTTCGTCCCTAATGTCAGCAAACAAAGCCAAAGGGTTTTTTTTGTCAAACCAAAACATCCTACTGCCACAACATGCATCTAATATTATTTTTGTTTCACTCATTTCCAATTAATAAACGGTTAATAATAAAACAATCAGTCCTCCGGAAATTGTGGCGTACAAATCTTTTTTATCAAATACGCCTCCGTGTTTTTTGTTGTAAACCTCACGCAATACCCCGGTTAAAATTACTGCTATCAATGCGATAATACGTGCAATCATTCCCGGAATCCCGATAAATGAAACCAAACGCAAAACCAACATTACAACAATCATTCCCGCTATAATATGCAATAATTTATCGTGCGGGATTGATACTATTAATTGAAATATCTTTTTCATCGCTTTTTTTCTGTTATGTTATACAATTTTCTGAAATATATTACTTTGTTATCGCTCCGGCTTGTTCTGTGGCATTTAAGCCCAACCGCCGGGCAATCGTCTTTATGGATAACGCAACACGCGCATCTACTCAAACATACATATTTGCCAACATTTTCAATCAGTTTATCAGACGGTTTAACCCATCTTTCCGCAATTATTACCATACCCCGGTAAACTGCACGTTCGCCGGGGTTATATTCACGCCCGGGTTCAAACGGATGTGGTTTCTTTATTCTCATTTTCTATCGAACTAACCAACAAATCCAAATTTTCCTCTGTTCCGGAAATTGAAATTCTTGCTTTCCCTGCTCCCATTACCGCCAATTCCGTAATTGTGCAATCATATTTGCCTGCGGATTTTTGAAACTTTGCCGCCTCATTTAATGGCAATATTTTTGTTATCTCTTTCATCGCTCACGTTTTTAGTATTTTACATTACAAAGTTAATAATTTCTTTTGGTTTTTATCCATATCAGCCGGAAACCAACGGAAAAACAAAGCAATTTAATTTCAATATCTAAATAAACGTCATGTCCTTTTACGCCCTCAACCATAACTCCGGGCGTCAAATAAAATTGCTTATACTTCCACAAACTTTGCAGATACAAATAAAACCCGATACGTCCAATATGGAATCCGATTGTTTTCATTTCTCTATCTGTTTTTTTATCTGTTCCCAACTCTTTTTGTCAATTACCATTTTCCGGGGGTATTGTATTATTTCGCCCTTGGTATATACGAGATTATAGATACCCAATTGCCCCTTAATTGGCATTTCAACAACACGTCTTGGGTTGCGCATCATCCATCCGAAACCCTTTGTTATTTTTGCCCTCTTTTCCTTTGGAATCCGGGTGTTTTCCCAATCCTCCGGCGTAAACTCTTTTATCGGCTTCACGTCGTACAACTCAACCAATCCCAAAGTAACGCCGCTTTCCATTCCGGGATAAACCGGTTTTGCCGACGAACAAATAAGAACGTCGCCACGGTATGACGTTTTTTTGCTTCTAACTTCAATTGATTTTCGCCCGTAAACAACGCCGTTTTCGTCTTTGTATGCCGCCGTTACCAAATCATTTGCGTATGGCTGTTTGACGGTCAACGCACGCCAACGGTCGTGTTTTTCGGGGTCATATTCTTTGCTATTAAACTGCATAACTTTATTTTTTATCTTTCCCGGCGGGTTCCTTGTAATGGGCAAAACCAATTGGTCGTATCGGTTCCGGCTCCGGAACGGCTGCGTCCTCCTTATTGTATTCAAAAGAAACAAAAACCGTTCGCCCCTTTGTCCGTGTCCCAATCAGCCGGGAACCCTCCGGGATTTGAATTTTAATTTCGTTCCTCATTCTCAAAATGGCAAATCATCTTTGTCTTGGTCGGGAATTGGCGGCGGCGGTGTTGGTGCGCCTCCCTGCTGCGTTGTTTGTCCGTCTTTCTTTGGCGACAACATCTCCATATTAAACCCGTAAACTTCTGTAATGTATCTTTTGACGCCGTTGTTGTCCTCATAACTGCGGGTTCTTATTTTCCCCTCAATATAAAGTTTATCGCCCTTTTTTACATACTCTTTTGCAACCTTTGCCAATCCATTTTGCAAAACAATATTGTGCCATTCGGTGCGCTCCGGTACTTCTGTACCATTTGCCGTTTTAAATGCTCTGTCAGTTGTCGCCAACGTGAATTGCGCAACCGAACCGCCGTTGTCGAAATCTTTATACTCCGGGTCTTTTCCGACGTTACCCATTAAAATAACTTTGTTTACACTCATAGAAATATAGCTTTAAAAATCCAACTTCCAATGCTCCATAACGTCCAAATGTATGACGCAACCGTTAACGCCACGAACGTATAAAATACAATTTTATATCCGGTTTGTTTTTTGATTTTCATCTACTTAAATTTTACACCATCCAACAAATATTCTTTTTTCATATCCGACCATCCGGCGGCATGATTTATCGCTTTCCGGTCGTCGTCGTAAACAAATCCAACTATCCAACCGCCGACGTTTGATTGTTTTATTAGTCTTACCAATTTACCGACGAAAAAAGAACGGTATCGGTAATATGCTGAATTTTCACTAACAAACAAAACCCGTCTTTCTGCATTTATTTCGGGCGGATTTTCGATTTGCGGGCGTTTCTCCCTTTCCGGGTACCTTTGTACCCTTTTAAAATCATTTTGGATTGAACGGCGGGAAATTGCCCCGTAATCGGGTGTTCTTTTTTTCGTCCTCATATTTTCAAACTTCTGTATTCGTTTTTAAGCAATTCAATAATCCGGACGTTGCCCGGATATATTCGCATTTTCTCACGGTCGCCATTCTCCCAACATGAATGATGTTCAAAACATAGTATATTTATATTTCTTGCATCATGCGCCATTTCGGGAAACGCTCCACGGGTCAATATATGCGAAGAATAAACGGCGGAATAATTCCGTAACGGCTTTAAACATTCTTCGCATCTGTGCGGCTTATGCTCCCAAACCCACCGGAAAAACCGTTGGTTGGCAACGGGAATGTCGCCACGTCCTAAAACGCAATTCCCGAACAATTCCCGTTGTAACTCAACACGCAACCGTATATCTAACCGAAAATTACGAATATCCAATAACGGTTCGTAACCACGTGCAACGCAATATTCATATTCGCAACGCTCGGTCAACAATATTGGCTCCATTACATATTGTCTGTATCGTCCGCCGGGTCTGCCATTTCCGGGAACATATCATTTTCATTTTCGTTGTCTGCATCATTTACGTAAACTAACGGGTTTGGTTCCCCATCAGCCCCGAACAAATCCATTTGCGCCTTTTTGCCCTCAAACAGAAATTCGTAAACCTCGTTTTCAATATCGCAAACAATGTTTTCCAACTCTTCCTCAAAACCGAACGTTTCAACGTTATATTTCATTCGTGGGGTATTGATTGCTGTTTTCTGATTGTTTGATATGGTAAACAATCCGGTTAAAACGACGCCTACGTTATCATCCTGCCCGGACAAAGAAACGCCCCTTACTTCGATATTATTCAAACATTCCTCGGCAAAACTTTCCGCAATATCTGTTTGTTTCTTTGTTGCTTTAAACTCCGGCGTTGCCATCATGGTTTTAAATGACGTTATGTTGAATACACGTCCCATAATCGGGCGCAAATCATTAAACAAATGACGCAAATCCGGGTGTATGTCTTTTGCACTCAATACATGGTATTTGTTCGTGTAACTCTCATTTCCGACAACTTCCGTTACTTCATAATGTACGTCTAACCCGCCATCTTTCAATAACTTTACTTTCGATAATGAAAACTTTTCCTTTGTAGGAATCGGCATAACATTTTGTTTTTTTTCGCTCATAATTTTTAATCTTTATTGTTTCCCGGTTCCTCCGGGTCGGTTTCTTCTTGGAAATACTCGCACGGTTCATCATCAGCACAACGACCGGACAAACAACATACCGGATAATCCACGCAATCAATGCACATTTTTTTTTCGTTCATAATTTAAAAGTCTGTTTCATTTAACAATTTTGCAACCTTGTTTTCCGGCTCTGCATCCGGTGCCAATCTCGGTTTCGGGTCGTGAACTAAAACTTCCCTTTTTACCTTTTTGGTCTTTGCGGGTTCCGGTTCCGGGTTAAACTTCAATTGTTCCGCCGGATATTCTTTTGGTTTCAGTTCTATAATACCATTTTCCACCAAAACCGGAATACAACGTTTGCAGGCTTTCACGTCCTCCAACGCATCATGCGCCGGGAATGTTTCGCCGGGGAAACACTTGTTGTAAAGTTCCTCCAATTTCGGATATTTGCCCGGACGTCCGTCTGCATACAATGCGCCAACAAATTTAATTGTTTTCATCATCGTATCAATTCGTTTTCCCTTAAACAATGCGTCCTCGGCTTTTTCGTCGTAATACTCACGCCCCATAATTCGCAATATCATTGCTTTTACAATTGACGTATCAAAGTAAATGTTGTGTCCTACCAACAAACGGGCTTTTTCGCAATCCTCCAAAAATTCGTCTATAATATCAGCAAATGGGACGCCCTCGGCGTTTGCTCTCTCTGCTGTAATTCCGTGAACTTCTGTTGACGCTTCCGGTATTTCCCATCCCTCCGGCTTAATAATGTAGGAACGTTCCTTTTCGTTTACCGCCCATGCCAATTGCACAATATTTGGAAATTCTGCAAAATCAACGTCCCATTTTGCGCCCTTTGGGGGCAACCCGGTTGTTTCACAATCGAACGTCAAAACATCTTTCATAATGTCGTTTATCTCATTTCCTTTGCTGTCTTTCAATGTTACTTTTTTCATAATAAAAAATCTTTTTTGCCCGTCTTTATTGGGCGTTTGTTCAACATAATTTGCCCGTGTAATCCACACGCAACCGCATTTCAAACATTTAACCCGGCTATATCCATGCGGCGTATATTGGTACCGGATAACCCGCCAATCTTTCAACGGGTAACATTTACGGGGTTGGTTACACTTGCAAAACATATTATTTTTTCTTTTTTAATCTTCTTGTTTCTTTTTTACGGGTATTATACCCGGTTTTAAATGCCGACAAATAAATAAAATCGCACGCATCAATAAACATTTCGCTTGTCTTGCATAATTTATATATTGGGCAATCCGTACATTTAATCCGCCCGCTTGCCTCTCTCGCTTTCTTTTCCAACGGGCTTAATTCTGAATAATGCCTCATATTAAATGCTTCTTGGGTCGTCTATAAACGTGTTGTATTCCTCTGCGGCAATCTGTTTCAAATGCTCAATATGTTCTATCAATTCCGCATTGCTCAACTCCGGTATTTTACGCAACCGGTTTTCATATTCCCCGGTTTCAATATTCGGTATTTGCTCATACATTACCGGGGACAACTCACGCAATCGGCGTTCGGTTTGTTCATCTGTCAGACGTTCGCCCGCCTCCCAAATTCCGGTTCTAAACGTTGGTACAACGTAATTGAAATAATAACCTTTCAAAGCCTCTGACGAACCGGGCGACGCTACAATAAAACGGGCGATTATGCGGCTACCTTTGTGCATTGCAAAGAATTGATTTAATTCCCCCATGTACATTTGTAAACCGCCGTTATTATTAATCATTCCCGTTGCTGTTATCTCTCTTTTTTTCATACTTAAAAATCAAATAAGCCATTATAATACGCTTCTCTTACTTTCTTTCCGAATTTTACAACATGATGTCCCTTTTTGTTTTTCTTTATATTTCCGGGAATATAAAATACAACTCCATTTTTAGGTAGGTTATATCTTTGGTAGAAATTGTAAAATTCATTCGTTCCGTATGATATTGCATTTTTAGCAATTTTCTTTAGCTTCCTCGGTATTCGTTTCATTGTCTTTCTTTTCCCGGTCAACAAATTGTTTCATTGTCTTATTAAAAGCCTCGCCGCCAACTTCCAATATAAACTTTCTTTCGCTGCTTGAATATCCCTGCAACTTCTTATCCATTGCATTTGCATACAATACCGTCATTTGTCCCGGTTCAAAAACTCCTCGTTCCTGCAAACGGTCTATCGGGTGCCGCTTCAATGGTGCGTCCGCCATCATTCCGGCTTTTCTGCGGGTGTTTTCCAAATCGGAAATAACCACCTTCAGATTATTATAAAATTCGGGTGTTTTCAAAACGTCCGAAATTGTCATTTCTTTAACTTCCATATTGTTTTGTTTAAGGGACGCCGGGAAACCGACGCCCCGGTTAATTACTCGTTTTCTGTGTATTCCTCAATAATTAAATCCTGCTGTCCCCTTACAACACTTTCAATAAAACCTTGGAATCCCTCTTTTTTTGCCAAATCCAAAATTGCCTGCAATCTCTTTTGTCCCAAACTTTCGCCCCTCGCAATTCTGAATACCTTAACCGTTGGGTTACTTGCAATAATCAGTTTTGCGGCAACCTCCATTATTTGCGAATCTGAAACCTTTCCGGAGACAAATGGGACGTCATTTAATACTAACCCATCATCACTAAACGAAAGTCCGGAAATCGGCAATTTCGCCGACGAAATAAGTTTTTCACGCTCGGCGGATAATTCCGCAATTTCTGAATCCATCTTTTCCGCTTCTGCTTTTTTGTCGTCTGCTTGTTTTTTCTTTGAAAGATAATCGGCAACCTTTGCAGCCTTTTTGTTGTGTTCCTCGGCTTCTTTCAATTGTTTTTCTGTATCGAAATTATTCGGGTTCAAAGCCTCATAATCTGTTAACCATTTTTCGGCACTTGCTATTTTTCCCTCATAATCTTTCTTTTCTTCTTCAACGACCGAAACGGTTTGTTTATACGTCTTTTCGGCTTCTTCCATTGCTTTCTTTGCCGCCTCAATTGCTTTATTGTATGAATCTTTGGCGGCTGCCAAACGTCCCGGAATCTCTGCCAATCTCCCCTTTCTTTCTTCCATACGTAAACGCACGCCCTTTGCTTTCTCAACCAACTTTGCGTTTTCCTGCTGTTCTTTCATCAGTTCCGTAATGTCCTTTGGTTTGGCATACGTTTTCAAATCCTGCGTTGTCAATCCCTGCCCGGCTGCATCTGATATTGATTTGTAGGTTTTCAAATCTCGGTTTACTCCGGTACGTTCTGTTTTAAGCCCGGCAACGGTTGTATCAATTTCGGCAATCCTTGTTCTTACTTCTTCCGGCAACAAAGACTTTACAACCTCAATTTGCTTTCTGCGTCCCTCGGCGGTTTCCGACCAACGGGAAAATTCCACGGCGTCAAAATCTGTATAACCGAAAATCTTTTGCAACATAGAAACGTTATCACTTTTCATTCCGGTTGTCTTTGATTTAATTGATAACGTGCCACGTGGGTTTGCTTTTGTGAATTTCAATTCAACCTCGTATTCCTCGCCGTCGTCACCGACAATCATTTTTGCAAAACCTTTGCTTTCTCCATTCTTCAATACGGCGTCACGGTTCCCGGTCAACAAAGCCCCAATTGCTTTTAATACGGTTGATTTTCCCAACTCATTATCCCCGGTAATGAAATAAACGTTACCGTCAAAATCTGCGTTAAACTCTTTAATTACTTGGAAATTTACCAATTCTAATTTCTTTACTATCATAATGCTCTCGGTTTGTGCCGGGGTTTCCCCCGGCGGGTTAATATTATTTTTTGTTTTCTCTTATTCTTTGGTATATCATTGTTTGCACCTTAACAAATGCGTCCCGGCTTTCTTTCGCTTCCTCAACCATGCAATCAGCAATGAAATTTTCCAAACGCTTGTATAATTCGTTCAACTCTTTGTCGCTCATTGCGTGCCGGATTGCTCCTACTTCATCAACAAACTTTCCCATCTTTACAAATCCTTTTAAGTTCTTCCAAATCCTTACGTTTCGGTTCTTCTGCGTTCTTGGTCGCATCAATCAAAGGCATATTGTTTGTTGTTGTCGTCCATCTTTTACCCGTTGCCGGGGACGTGTAAGTTACTTTGTAATATCCGTGTCCGGCAATCTCAAAATCAAAATCGTAAATCGTTGTTTTCATAATAAAATGTTTACTTTCCGGGAACCCGCCCGGTCGGTGTTTGTCATACTTTGAAAGATTTTGGCTTTATAGCTTCATTTAATCGGTTACCGAACCATCATTTAACCCTTTGTAGATACCGTTGCTTACTTTCTACTCTTACGAACTTAATCTTTCAACAGTCTTTTTGCATTTTGGTTAGACTGTGGGGTCTTTCGTTGTTTGACACTGCAAATATACGCATAACATTTTAACTACCAAAATTCTTTCTTTTTATTTTCAAAAAAAAAAAAACAATAAACCCGGAACGTTATACATTCCGGGCATAAATCAAAACAGCCTCATTTGTTTATCTGTTATTTTAGCAACAATTGCATCAACTTCACCTTCTAAACGTTTACACGTTTCCAATATTTCCGGTCTGCGTTGGGCAAAATATCTGCGTTGGTTATGTCGCATTTGTCGAATTAACTCGGCGAACTCTTCCAACGTTATTTTTCCCGGATTTTCGATTTGCGGGGCTTTTTCTTCTTCCATGTATATTTTATCCATTTTGGAATTAAAATCGCTCTACGTGGCTAAAACAAACGTTCGTGCATATTGCTTGGTAAATTCTGACGCACCCAACCGGGGTTGTTGCGCAAAATGTATCGTCCAAAGTGCATTATCAACGTGGCGTCGGCGTTCCACAATGTCGGTTTCAATTCCGGGTACAAATTCCCGGCAATCTCTTTGTATCTGCGTTTTCGCTCGCTCTTTTCCTCCTTTTTCCGGCTTATCTTTGCCCGCAACTTCAATTCGTTTTGCCATTTCATAGGATGCGCCATAACAAACGGAACATCGCAAACTGAAATGATTGCTTTCAACTGCTCAAAGTTTGCCATCATCTTTTGTATTCGGTACAACTTTCCCATATTGACGCCATCGGCACCCGGCGTTATATCATCCGGGCGCACACTTAGTTTTTCAAGAAAAACAATTGGCGAACATATTGTTTTCAAATGATTCAAATAATCTCTTATGTCGTTTATATCCTCCGGCATTTTTATGGCGGTTATATTGTGGTTTGGTCGCCATGTTACTATACCACCACTTGCTCCGGGGTCAATCCCAACTATACAATCAATTTTCATATTTATATCCTCCCGCTTTTGTAAAATAACCTATTACGCCAATTATAAAGCAAACAATAAATAGTTCCATGATTATTGTTTAAATAAGTTCTTAAATATAAAATATAGCACATTCACAACAATAGAATTTCCTGCCATTTTATATTGCTGTGTTTTACTTATTCCGGAATTTTGGATTTTATTTATATTTTCATCAGAAACATCCATTAAACGAAAACATTCTTTTTCAGTCAGTTTTCTAATACGAAAATATTTATTATTAATAGGTTCATACAATAAATTATCTTTTTGAACTGTTGTTATTGTATTACTTATTCCGTCTGTTCTTGGTTCTAATATAGTCATATTATGCCTACTCTCTTTAAAATCTCCATTTTCGTATGCTTTACGCATTTTCTTCCCGTATTCGGTTCGTTTAGGGGTTAAAACATTTGGTTCTAATGGTTCAATTATATAATTATCATCTAATCTATCGTTTGGGTGTGTTAGAATTGTTTTTGCTATACAATCCCCATTTGTGGGCTTAAATGTAAATCCATTCCCTTTTTCTCTTTGTATCTCATTTTTTCTTATAAACGACGACAAACAACGTTGGCTTAAATAATATCTATCATCAACATTTTCATCCAATAAATCTTTTAATTTTTTATCAGACTGAAAAGGTTTAGGGAAATCAAACCACGCATCCCCCAATATACTAACCATAAATACACGTTCTCTATTTTGAGGAACTCCAAAATTTTTTGAATTTAGTATTTGAGTAAAATTAGTATATCCCATTTCCGTTAAAAAAGAGTGCCATTTATGCAAATATGGCAAAAACTTTTTCTGTGTTAATGCTTTTACATTTTCCATTAATAGATATTTTGGGCGTTTTAATTCAATAGCCTTTTTACATTCCCATAAAAGCCCGCTTCTTGTTCCGCTTCCCTCTTCCAATCCTTTTTGTTGCCCTGCGCTTGATATGTCAGTACATGGGAAAGAATATGTAAACAAGTCAAAATCGGGAACATTTTCCCAATCTATTTTTGATATATCGCCAAAATTTCTATCCTTATATTGTGGATAAATTGCATTATGTGCCATTATCGCATATTTATCTATTTCCGACCATCCTACCAATTCATAATTAATTTTCATTCTATCTAATGCCATACATTGACTATCATAACCGCTAAATGCTGTAAATACTTTTAATGTCATATCCAAAACTTCATATAGTTATCAACTTGCATTTCCTCGGCAATCATCCGGTCAAATGCTTTTATAATCTCTTTTTTCCGGGCAACCTCAAACGCCGTAAAATCAATTTCCGGGCTTTCGGTTCCTTTTCGGCGAACTTGAAACGCTGTATATTGGTTTATCATTCCACGGGCTACACGCTGCATATACCGGGCAAACGCTTCTTTGCGGTCGTCCTCTTTAACTTGTACATCATCAGCTAACCCGCATTTTTGCAACCATTCATACAAAAACATATCATCAGTTAGCCCCAATATTAATTTCCCGGTGTATTTGTAGCAAAGGAAAATATAACGGTTCCGCCATTGTCTTTGTATCTCAAATCTCCGGATTTGCGCCGGCGAAATTTCATTGTTTTTTTCCGGTATAGCTTTGTATGCTTTATCAATTACATCTGTCTGCTTTTGCTTGTATGCTTTCAGAATCTTTGCAAAGTAATCGGCGTTGAACTGTTGATAATGGTTTTTGTCCGGATTCCCTTGTTTATCTTTCGGCAAATATTCGTCTAACTCTCCGGTCGTCGCCAACTCAAAAGCTATCTTAATATCAGCCAACGTCATATCTGAGTAATAACGTTTCAGAATATCCAACAACCGGGATTGTATATAATTCCAATCATTTTCATTCTGTGGTATTATATAACCAACGTCTATTGCTATACGCTTAAACAGTAACGAAAGATTTTCAACTAATTTTGCATCGTCAATTTCCGCAATTGGTGTTTTTGTTGACGCTGCGAAAACATATTTTTCAACTGGGTTTAATGCTTTGGCAACCTCCGGCAATTGCACCATTCTACGGCGTACTTCAATGGCTTTTGTTCCGGGCTTGGTATTATATATTTCTAAAGCCGTATTTTCTTTTTTTTCAATTGCTCCCATATCAATCAAAATCATTGTTTAAATACTTCATCATATCCGCAATTTCTTTGCTGCTTTGCTGCTCTGTCTTTACGGAACGTTTCATTTTTTCCCATTTTTCGTATTTTTCGGGGGTTGAATCATATTCTAACGCCGCCCAACCTTTTGAAATGCTTTCTTTTATCAGAATCAGCGCAAATTCTTCCGGGTATTTACTCAAACCATTTAAGTTTGCTTGTATCGCTGAAAAACTCTTTTGCGACGTTCTCCATTTCGGTTGACACATCAAAATATAAAAGTTCCGTTTAAATTCATCGCTATCAAATGGGAATACAAGTTTTGCAAAGTAATTATCAACTTTATCAATTACTTGTTTTCTGACGTCCAACAATTCCGGGGTAAACCCATAAACAATACTTGCTTTAACTGTTTTTTCTTCGTTTGAAAAATCGGCTTGTGAAAATCCGTCCGGATTTTCTTTAGATGCTTTAGCATCTTTCTTTATAGTGTTATTAATATTATTATTATTAATATTATAGTCTTGTAGTCCGTTTTCGGACTGATTAAAGTCCGTTTTCGGACTGTTGTTTAGTCCGTTTTCGGACTGCTGTATATTAATATTATAGTCTTGTAGTCCGTTTTCGGACTGATTAAAGTCCGTTTCGCTTCTGTTCCATGTTTTACATTTTTCTGTAAATCTTAGATACTTTGTTTTCCCAAAAGAACTCAACTCAATAAATCCTCTGTCTGCAAGTTCTTTAATGTTTTTGTAAACTCTTTTAGGGATTGAAAAAAGCAACGGAAAATCATCTACCATTTTTGTTTCTGAATATTGATACCAAACAATGCCATCAACCGTAATTGTATTAGTCCACGTTGGCAATGTCATACACGCTGCAAGCGTTGTTGTTTGAACAATAGTCAGTTCATTTGCAACGGCGAATCTTTGGTCAATCAAAATATTGTATGTCATAGGTTATAAAAAAAAACCCGAGGTTTGGGCTACCACACACCAAACCAAGGGTTTCAAGCTAATTAGCAATATCGTATAAACGGTGGTAGTCGTTTGTTTATGCTGCAAAAATAGATGTTTTATTTGAATTATCAAACATTATTGGTTTAATTCTGCGATAAAGCCCTTAATATTTTGCTTTCTTATATGTCCTTTTAATACCCTCCCCTCAGAGAATACTGTATAATAGCCTAATCTATTCCATGAAACTACGTTGTTAGTCCTATTTTCCAGATGTATATAGGTTCCACCCTTAGAATTTAAGTCATACAAAAACCGGAGTAACCTTATAGCTTCCTCCTTATCCCCAAGGTAAACAGTAATATACTTTTGATATATATTACTAGTTTTAAGCATAATGTAATAATGGTCTATACACCCATTCACCTTTGCAGCGCACAATTTTTGGTTCCCAAGGTCTGTTACTTTCAACGTTTCAACCTCTACTACAGTTTGGGCATACACGCTTACACACATTACTGATATCACTAAAAACAAAATAATTTTCTTCATTCTTCTATCAATTTTATTGGTTTAAATGCTTCAGTTACTTTACGCAAATTCCCCTCGCTTTCGTTCGGAACAATGGAAACGACCGGATAACGGGAACGGTCGCCGGGCTTTTGAGAGACGGCAAATTGTACGTTCATATCCCAAACTATACCCTTAACAAATCCCCGTTCCTGCAACATGGCGTCGAACGTGTCTCGGATATTTGGAATTGTTGACGCCGTACCCTTTGTTACGAACTGCCAAACCCCGGCAACCCCACGAACCAAAGGAATAATAAACGTTACGGTCAACGTAACAATCCAACCGTCGCCGCCATTCTTTACGGCACGGTTTGGGTGCTTTTCCGTAACCCCTGCCATCAAATTAGGATAATCCTTTGTACTGTATTGTGCATATTGTTTTCCGTTCCATACAAAGAACGTTTCCCCATCGCCGTATGCTATGCGTCGCCCGTCGTCGTCCCGGTATTCGTACATTTCGTTACATACCTTTTCCGGGCAATCATCCGGGAAAATTATTTGAATAGTTTGCGGCTTTTCGCCGTATGCTTTGGTAAACAATCCGGCATACTTTCCATTAGCAATAAAATAGTCAACACTTTTTGGATATTCTTTTCCGTTGGTTGCTTTCTCCTTATACCCTACTTTGATAAACCCCACACGTGGCAAAACAACACGTTGTATGCCGGGAGTTGGTCTGTTTATGTTTATACGTCCTTTCATAATCAAATATCAATTTCAGTATTCAACAAATCTTTCTTTGTCACGGGTTCCGGCTTTTTAGGCTGTTTTCCTTCGATTTTAGCCACTTTTTCTTTTTTTGGTGTAATTGTACGTTTTGCGGTTTTCTTTTCCTTGACGGGCTTGTTTTCCGCCGTTTTTGCCGTTTTTCGTGTGGTTCTCTTTACGGTCTTGGTTTTCTTTTCCTCCGGTTCCGGTTGTGGTTCGGGTTCCGGGTCTTTCTTCAAATCCTCAACGGTAACGGCTTTTTCCGGTTCCGGCTTTTTCTTTTCCGCCGGGGCTTTGCTTTTAACAAGTTCCGCCAACGTCAGCGAAACAATATTGTTTGTCAAATCCGGTTCGTTATCCAATGATATTTCCCCGGAAACCGCCGTAAATGTATTATCCCGTTTTTCGTCCTCAATTGCTGCCAACTCCAATAGATACGGGATTTTCTTTGCGTTCGGGCTGTCTGTTTGGTCTTTCAAATTGTACGTCGGTTTCTTTCGCCAATCTTTCGGGCTAAAATTGAAAACACGGTCAATCGGAATATCCGGGAAATTTTCGTTCCACATCATCGCATATAAATGCAACTGAATTTCCGCTTCTTCGTAAAATCCTTTGCGCCCGCTTTTGAAATCCACAATTGCGTTTATGTATTCTTTTGAACCGGGCTTTGATAACATCGTACACGGTAAATCAATCATTCCGGCGTAATTATGAACGGGGTGTACCAACGCAATTTCCACGGCTAACGGTTTAACGTCATAATCCAAAACAAATTGCGCAAATGCTAATATATCCTTTTTGAAATCATCAGCGTAATAAATGAAATCGGCGGGCAATTTGTTGTTATCAATATAATCTTTCAATTTGGCTTTCAATCCGTCCAAATCATAAACCCGGTTAATTATAAGTTCTTCAAATTGGGCGTGCATAAATGTACCATACGCCGCCCGTTCTGCTTTGTATCGTTCCGCCTCGTCAATACCTTTGTCGGCAATCCATTTAATCAGAAATTCCGATTTTGGCATTGTCTGCGATAATATGGTTGTAACTGACGGATAAAATTCCGGGGTTCCGTTGTCGTCAAACTTGTAATAATATCGGTGTCCTTTGCTGTTTAGCTGCCATACTTTATACGGCGGTTCGATTAATGCGCCATCAAAGAACATTGCCGTCATTTCCTCAACCGTCATGCCCGGCACAATTTCAAAAGCCCCGGCGGGCTGTTCTATTTCGACGGCATCCAATCCGGGGACAATCTGTTGTTCATCGTTTATTTCCGGGAATTTATCGGCGGGCAATTGTCCCATTGCTTCCGCCAACTTCTTAACCGCATTTACTGCGTTACCCATTGTGTTTGCAATACTTTTTTCCGGGTTTTCCGGCTGTTTCTTTTTCGCTCTCATGTTATTTGCTCTTTAATTCGTTAAACAATACATAAACCATTAATCCACACATTGCAGAAAACAAAAAATGGATATAATTCCAAAATCCGGCAATAAAACATATTACTCCGAAAATGCTAAATATCATTGCAAAAACCTTTGCTTGCCACGCATCGGAAAAGAAAACATCAACCATCTTTTCCATTTTTTCGATAAACTTCTTTTTCATGGTTTTAATCCTCCATTCCAAACAGATAATCGGCGGAACAACCGCACATTTCGCAAATTATTACTACCCATTCCGGAACAATCCTTTTGGTTGTCCCGTTGCAAAGATTTGTCATATTTACCTGCTGTGCGCTTTCGCTTGCGCCCTCAAACAATCGGGCTGCAATATCCTTTTTCAATACTTTCTTTCCGTTTGCCTCTGAACGGGCGATTGCTTCGTTTACTCTCAATTTCATATTGTTTTATTTTTATGGTTATTACTCTACATGCCCGCAATGTTTGCAGGTTTTTTCCTCAAATATCGGTTCGTATTCATACGGGGTTAAATACCCATCGCCGCCGCAACATTTATAATCGGCGTCGGTAACTTCCATTTCTCCGCCACATACCGGGCAATCTCCTTTTCCGACCAATACCAAATTCAGAAATGCGTCCAAATGTCCGGAACGTACAACCGAAATTCCGGTTGCTTTGATAATGCCGACAACATCAGAAACCGGAACGTCACGTTCGATACTATCAAACAAAGTGCATCCCCAAAATTCCGGGTCGTCTTGTATCATTTCCTTTTGGATTAATTGGTTTACAATGATTGTTTCAACTTCTGTTGCTTTCTTTCCGGCTGCTTTCGCCAAAATGTTCAATTCTTTGTCTTTTCTGATATTCATATTATTTCGCACTATCCCCGTGCGTGGGCTTAACTTCAATGCAAAGGTACAAACATTTCTTTAATTACCAAAATAAATACTTTTATTTCAAATTTATTTTTGCGGGTTGTTTTGCAATTTACGGCAAACAATATATTTTTGTGGTACCGCATCAACCAAATATCGCTCTCGGTTACTGCGTAAAATTCCCCCGGTGCATATTGATTTATGACGCCGGGGGTCTTTTTATTTCTTACTCTGATAATACAACCATTTGTAAATTTCGCCGTAATATCCGGTTTCCAATACTGCTTTTCGTATGGTCTTTGCGTCGTACTCTCCAAATGTTACGTACTCATATATTGACGGGTTTTCATGCAACGCAAATTCAAATGTTATGTCAATATATGCGTCGCCGACCTTGTTAAACGCATGGTCAATCGGTATTGGGACGTTTGTTTTTCCCTCACAATAAAGAATCCGTTCCGGGAACGCCTCGCAAAGTAAATGGGAATTTCGATAACATTGTTTAGGCTGCGGCTTAATTACATGCTGTATATATTCCAATTCGTAATCCTCCAATACATCAGCCGCCGGAACAATTTTAACGGGCTTTGCAGCATTAAACAAGTCTACAAAATAGCTTTTTTGTCTTTCGTGCATAGGTAATTCCAACATCATTTCAATTTCTTTTATTATTATACTTTCCATACAATTTGTTATTCCGTCCATTCCTCAATATACATTTCATACGCTTCTTGGCAACAACGCCCCTCACAACTTATATATCCATTTGGGACGCCGTGGGTTCCTTTTTCGCCATCATCCAAAGGACAATATAAACACAAATCGTCGCTTAAATCATCAACGTTGTTTATTGTTTTCATATCATTTGTTTTTTTGCCGGGGAAATCCCCGGCGTTGATTATGCAATACGAATTAAATTAGCTTTTTTGAAACATCTGTATTCCTGCTTTTCTGTATCGAAATACGTTTGTACCGTGTCGGCGGGTTTCCGGGTTCCGGTTGTTGCCGGGATTGTTTCCGGGTTTGTGGTTCCGTATGCCTCACGCAATGAACCGTCTATTTTCTGAAAGTAGAATTTTACAATTCGTTTTTTCATTTCGGCTTTCAACTTAATGTTCAACCATGCACATTTTAAAGCCTCTGAAAGTTTATAACCATTGCGTTTTACGAACTGCCACGCCAATTTGAAAATCTCGCTTAACTTGTTTCTTTTTTCTGAACTCATACGAATTTGTATTTGGTTCCGGGAACCCGCCCGGTCGGATATTATTTAACATAGAAACTTATCTTTATTCCTCTGCGCAATTTGCAAACGGTTTTATCATCGGTGCCATTAAATGAACGGCGCAACATCTTATTAGCTATTTCAACGCCAATCAATTCAATCAATCCTTTAACGCCTACCAACTTGTTAACCTTTTTACCGTCAACAATACCGTTGATTTTAATGCGGAAATTGCGATTAATTTCTTTTGTTGTGCATAATAAACCGTTGTAAATTGTTGTTGCCATTTTGATTTTCTTTTAATTGTTCGGGAAAAACGCCCCGTCGTTGTTGTTTGACAATGCAAATATACAACCTTTATTTTAAACACCAAAAGAATTTCTTTTTATTTTATCGGAAAATGGCAAAAAAATTCTGTTTTTGGTTCAAAAGATAGTTATTTTGGTCGAATTTTCGATTTAAGCCACTTTTTCGGGCGAAATGTGAATTTATCTATCCGGGAAAGAAAAGCCCGCTACGGGGCTAAAAATGGGCAAAACTAAAAAAGCCGGGGCAAACCCGGCTAATCCTTGAAAACAATCTCTAATTATGTGGTCAAATGTAATTCGATACAAAGATAGTTATTTTTCTATCTCTATATATTCAACCCCCATTATTTTTGTATGCGGGTTCCTGCTGATAACATCAATTTCCCGGTTCTTTATTTTCTTGGTTTTCCATAAAAAACCTAACCAACGCTTATATTGCACAGTTTCCGTTATTAAAAGGCTATCCCGTGTTATAATTTTGCCCGAAAAAGTATTATTTATAATACATCCGTCAAAGTCAACCCATTTGTCGGAATACTCAATACAACGTACAACGGTCGTAACCGTGTCGCCGGGCAAATATACAACACTATCCCGGACGGTTGCCCGCAATTCGTTGATTGTTTCCATTTGGGTTGTTGTAACCCGTTCCAACTCCCGGTTCTTTGTCTGCAACGTCTTTATCAACTCCGCATCGCTCGCCCGGTATTTTTCAAACTCTGACAATTTCAGTTCCAAAACCCCAACTTTTGCGGCGTTCAAACTATCCTTTGTTTTGTACGTTTCGACGTCCTGCAACAATGTTTCTGTATTTCCCCGGTATCTGTTCCGTTCGTCCGTCAATTTTTCAATTTTCGTTCGTTGCACCCATATTGTTGCAACGGCGGCAACTACCATCGCAATTGCCGCCCAAATCAAATACTTTTTCATACAATTTTCTTTATTGCTTCAAAATGTACCTTTGCAATCCTTTCTTTTCCGTCGTCGCTCATCATAAAACGGCAATCCTTTTCATTATCAAAAAAGAAATTTTCAGATAATACCGCCGGGCAAACCGTATGTTTCAGAATATAAAATTGGCTTTCTTTGTCCGGGTCGCCGTCCACATAATCAAAACGCATTTTCCAACCATCCGGGGCAAACTCTTTTTCCGCCTCCTTACAAAGAACGGTTGCGATTGCATCCGCTTTCGTTTGTCCTACGCTTGTATAACATTCCCACCCGGTGCCGCCTCCGGCGTTCCCGTGAACGCTAAACAAAACGGCGTTGTTGCCGCAATCTGCATGGATAACGTTTGCACGTCGGCAACGTTCCGGTAATGATACGTCGTTGTCCTCCGGTACCAAAATTTCAAACTTTATTCCCTCCGCTTTCAACATCGCCGCAATACGGCGTACAATATCACGGTTAAACTCCCATTCTAACAATTGGGAACCGTCGCCCCAAATGGGGGAACGTTTTCCGGGGGTCTGCGAACCATGCCCGTTTTCAAGAATTATTGTTTTTTGATTCATAGAATAAAATGTTTTTATATGGTTTGTTTTTATTTATATATTTTCTTATTGTAACCCTGCTTATACTTGTTTTTTCTTCTGCTATTCTCATGGAACCATATCTTTTTTTTTCATTTGTAATTGTATTATACGCAATTACTCCTATTGATTTATTATGTTTTTCCCCTCTCTTTCCTAACCATGCTTTAACCGGATTCCTTTTTAGAACTCTGAAAGAATGAAATTGGTTTTCGCTATGGGTTACATATTCCAAATTATTAATGTTGTTATTTTCTTTATTCCCGTCTTTATGATTTACTTCCAATTTAGAATTACCAACAAATGTTTTCATTACCAATCTATGCAGTAATATTTGTTCATTTTTCCCATTTTTAGATAATGTTACAAAGCAATATCCGTTATTATATTTGCTTATTTTTATAAATCTATCATTATGCAATAAACGTGTATTTCCTCTTACAACTATTTGTCTGCTCAATGATTTAACATGCCCATAATTACTAACTTGATAATACCCATCATATCCGGGAACATCTTTCCAAATCTCATTTTCCATAATTGCCAACTTTTAAGAACTGCCAACAAATAAGAAACGGGGACGGGCTGTTGGCTTGCCCTTTCGGCCGGTTAATTACTCCGCCTATCCCCGTTGCAAATATAATTATTTATTTACTCATTTTCTTTTTTTTATGGGGGATTTTCGCCCCCTCGGTTATTATTCATAAAATTCTGTTGCCCCCTTTTCTAACTCATCCGGTATAAACGGCATACCTACCATTTCTTTGAAGTTTACAATAACCTCAAACAAAGGTTTTCCGTCTGTTCCGCTTTGCAGATAAAAGCCATCATCAATATTTGAATTAGCCAAAAATCTAACTGACTCGCCCTGCTGAATTGGAAATGATATACTTTTAGACTGAATGTTCTTGGCAATCTTTCTGTTTGCTTCAATGGTTGTTGAATATCGGCTGTTTGGAACTTCCGTTAATGAACCATCCGGCGCAACCTTTACAGCCCAAAAATTTGCCTCATTCATTGTGCTTGTTTCGTTGTATGCCTGCCCGGAATACTGAATTGTTATAATTCCGTCCGCCTCTGCCAATAAATCTCCTTGAACTTTGTTAGGGTCTGACGCTCCGGGGTCTGCCCATGCGTTATTATTGCTAACCAAAGCCAAACCCTTTTTAATGCCCAAAGGTATATTTCCTGCGGTCTTGTTGTACGTATATCGGTAACTTGCATCGCCTGCCGGGGTCATAACAACAAATTTTGCATAGTCTTTCTGATATTCCAAATATTTTTCCGAAATATGCGAACTATCTGTTACTACCATTCGATTAAACCACGGGGTTATATCCCCCTCAAAATCATTCAGTACCATATCGGTTGGCGTTTGTGATTCAGTAGGATATATAATAACCGCAAATTCTACTGCATCAGCCGGAACAACAAAAGTTTTGGTTGCCTCGTGGATTCCGCTTACTACATCTTCCGAAATAAACAATCTGTCTGCAATGCTCCATCCTGCATTAAATTGCGGTTGGTCATTGTTAATACTAAGTAATTCCGGGGACGGTGCGACCGCTTCCGTTCCGGTGTACTTCATCAAAGCAACAACAAAAGAGTTTTGTTTATCCGTAATCTTAACCGTTGCTTTATAATTTTTCCCCTTAAGTACATGGGTATCAAATCGGCTGTACTTCTTAAACAAAGAAAATACGGGTAAATCCTTTCCGTTATCTTTTACAACCAACTGATTGTTTGAAATACTTACTTTTGCGGCTGTTTTAACAGACAAATATGTATTATCGCCGAAATACATTACATCATTATTGACGTCAATTTCCGGTTCGTCAAAAACCAAAGCCCTTGAAAGGTTCAAAGAGTTGTAACCGTAATATTTATTATTCATTTTGATTTGATACCCGGTAAACGCCATAAATGCTAACAATGCCTTTCCGACTCCATAGTCTTTGCCTACTGACTGAATCAACACACATGAATTTGCCCCAATAGACAATAATTCTTCATTCGGGAAATTGGTTTCTATACGCAAATGAACATCAGTAAATGCCTTTGCCTGACACTCTCCCAAATACAATTCTTTGCGTTGTTTGTCGCCTGCTTTATAGTCAATCTGAACCGCCATAGGGTTGCCGTTTACATCTAATAACGTTTGGTCGTTATCGTCAGCAAATTCAAGTCTAACCCAACCGTCCTGCGTAATTCTGTTATCCCCATATTGCGTTGGCTCAATATACAAGCCAATTAAAAAGGTTGTTCCTCCGGAAATATTTGGGTCGTCTTGTGGGTCAATATCTTGTATAACAAAAGATTTCTTTTTCATATCTTGATATACTGACATACCGCCCTTAACTTTCAAATCAGAAAACCACAAACGGGATTTTGCATACTTAGAATTTACCAATTCATCATTACCTAACATTGCCAATATTCCCTCTGCATCTTTTCCCGGAACAACGGATAAATCAGCCTTGAAAATCGGGTCTCCATCGGGTGTTTGTCCGTTTCCCATTTGCGAAATACGAACCGTTCCATCCATACTTCCGACCTCTGTTGCTTTAAATGATTTTTTTGCTATTTTATCATTAAACAAAAATGGAACATTTCCCAAATTTACATTTGCTTCGTCTGTATCACTATCGTATTCAATAAAGAAAGGTTTTTTAAATCGTAAATTCTTTGTCTGCAACACAATATTTCCCTGCTCATCGCTTGTTGTTAGGCTGCTATCAATAGTTTTATACCACGGAATAAAATCCCACGTATTTTCATTCTGAATAGGCAAAAAAATACCTGCAATCCCATTGCTTGTAACGGTTATTGGTGTATTTGCCCCATCAATACTTTCTCCGGCTGACGGGCTAATTATTGCCTTGTAATTGGCTGCCCCCGGTTCTTGTATAAGTTCCAAAATGATAATACGGTTATCCGATACGGGCGGCAATGTCTGTTGAATTGTTTGGTTGTTGCTCATCTGATAAACCAACAACAAAGTTGTACTTTTGTTGTATGGGTCTGTATTCAGATTTACCCCCTTTTGTACCTCCTGGCGGTTGGCATAGAATAACGCCTTAATCTGCTCGTTTGTCTTTCCTGCTGTTGCCGGGTGCGCTGTTTTAGACAATGCAATAAAAGCCGCATTTTGCTTAATCATACGGTCAAACTCTGTTGGGCTTATTGGGTTCTTTGCGTCTGCCAATCCTGCCGCCAAACCTTTTTCTTTGAGTTTTGCCAAATCTACGTCCGCTAAATCATTCTGAGCAAAATTACCGTCCTTTGCTTTTTTCTCAAAGTCTTTTGCATCAACATTTGAAAGGTTTTTGCTTGCCCCGCCCAATGCCGCCAGCGTTGCGGCAAACGCCGGGGTTTTTACATACTTATCCAAATAATCTTTAATCCATTGTTCGTCCGCTCCTGCCGGAACCCACGGAATTTGTGCTGCATCATTAATTTCTATTGGCAAATATACATCAACCCACATTGCGCCCTGTCTATCTGAAAGGAATGTACCTTTCTGAACCACTTCAACGCCCAATTTCTGTTGGTTCTCTGAAATGTATGTTCCGGTTATTGCTTTTGCATCGCCCAAAAAAGTTTGCGTATAAACCTGCATTTGCCCCAAACCCAAAAGCGGAACGATATTAAACAACAACATATCGTTCTGAATCTTACAATTGGTGCAAACCCCTTTGTTTACCTCAAATTCAAACGGCTTACCGCTTCCGGTAAAAATCGAACCTTTGACGTGTACGGAATCCGCCTTAATTGGGGCGTTGTTCTTATCCCGGAACATCATCATAATAATTTGGCTACTGCCTGCTGATAATTGCTTTAATTGTGCCATAATCATTTGAATTTTTTCTTGTTAATACTATGTTTATCATTAATCGCCTTTATTAGCTTTTCGGCTTCTTCTTTCGTTATACACTTGACTATTTCCGCCGCCATATCTATTGCCTCAACTGCATTGCTTTGTTTGAGTTCGTAATTCTCTTTCATGCTCCAACCCTCCCTTAATAGAATACCCAATGTCAGTAATACAACAAAAAATGGAATACTGTAAAAAGGAAAAACCATAAGCCCCAAAACATCAATCATCAATACGTATAAAACTAAACGCAAATAGTCTACGATTTTTTGCCCGGTTTTCCGCATCGGGTGGCTGCTTAATTTTTCTTTTCTCGCTTTCACGGCTTCGTATGCCGTCCAAAAATCAAAGAATGTCGCAAATACTACAAAAACACAACATACAAAGATTATTATCAAACAAATTTTCATGTCGTGTTGAATGAAATAAAAATACTTTTCCATCGGTCTTTTTTGTGGTGCGGATTGTTCCGCACCGGGTTAAACTTTGCATATTTTGATAAAATATTTTTTTTCAAATATTCCCTAACAACAAAAACCTTTGTTGGTGTTACATAACAAATAACGGGCTAACCGTGGAAATGGCAATAATACGCCATTGCTCCCAATTAAAAATTCTTTCCATAATTATTGTAATCATTCAAATAAAACATATTACTAAATATTAGCTTTATTATTTGACAATTTATTTACCAAAAATACATCTGAATACATTAAACCACGGAACAATTGCCATTTTATAACCCAAATTGTTTAAATGTGTCCCATCAATTGTTGTAAACAATGCTGTATCTGAAGTTATTCCACTTAATCTAAATTGGTCAACAAACCACCATTTATTTTTTACGGCCGCATACATTAATGCCTTTTCAAAATCTACTATTGTATTACCATTTTTATTTATTGTTTGCGTATTCCAACCGTTACGTAGGCATGTATTGCTAACTATAACAATTTTATCATCTCCGCTTAATTCAGTTATTTTATCAGCAAAAACTCTTAATGCTCCATAATAAGTTGTTTTCCCGGTATTATTGTCATAATCTGTTTTTTCTCCTAACGGTATATTACGAACAAAGTCATTTGTTATTGTATCAAGTGTCCAAATTGCATTTTCAGACGGCTGCCATGTGCCCATTTTTGAACAAATAGAACTGGAATCATCTTCACTTGTAGCACCCAACGACGAACCCGAATAACAATATTTTGTTCCGGTATCTGATAGAAACCTATAAACATTTTTTAAAAGTGTTTGGTAACCAATAGCAATTTCTCCGCCTCCTATTCCCGAACCTCCATCTGCTAATTTTTTTCCATCATACCACCAAATTGACATACCAACAAAGTTTATATTTTTTTCTATGCCTACAACAGAACCGAATTTATATTCCAAACTGCTTACAATATCTGCTATATATTGTAATGTTATTATTTTGTTTACTTCAATAAGAGTTCCTTTTTGTCCGCAAACTCTTATAAATCCGTCTTGTTCAATAGTAATAAAACACGGTAATCTGTTGCTGTTGTTATCATATCCTAAAGTAAATGTTTTATCGGTGTCGTATAATGCTGCTGTAAGATATTTTCCACTTGGTCTTGACTGAATAAAACAATTTATTATATCTCCTTTTTTAACCTCTATATAGTCAGAATGTTTCCACGCTGTATTACCATCGCTACTACCGTCAGATAACAATAAACCATCTGTAAGGTTTAAAGGCTCCGGATATTGTGCAATTATTGTTTCTAATTGTGTATTTAGATTTGTTACATAATTATTTAACAATATTTCCTTGTTTAACTTTATACTACCGGAAGATTTCCCTCCAATTCTAATATACCCATCTTCTTGTATTATTATATCTGTCGGTATATTTGGTTTTGCATAATTGCTTTTTACATGTTTATTTGTGTCATAAACTTGCAAACCAGCATAAGGGGAATCATAAGGTTCTGATATATATATATAAAATTTATCTCCTTTTTTCACTTCTATATAATCAGAAACTGCACATTCTACATCAAATTGATAGTAACCACTCGGATGTAATTTAACGCCATAGAACAAATTAATATTTTCCGGCGACTCAACTTTTACATCTTTTTCACTTTCTAAAACACTTACTTTATCTGCTAAGTCTTGTAATGACTGAGGATTGCCAATTTTTATTGTAGTTCCTTTTTGTCCGCAAGCCCTAATAAATCCGTCTTGTTCAATAGTAAGTTCTTTTGGATAATTACTAACCGTATAACTTTGAAGCAATGTTTTTTCGGTATTATATAAAGCTACTGGCGCATAAGTTCCACTCGGCGGGTTTGATAGAATTATTCTTAATTCATCTCCCTGCTTTACCTCTATGTAATCTGACGTGCTCCATAAACCGGATGCGCCTGTAGTTCCATTTGCATTTAATAACGCATCTTGCAAGTTTAAAACTTTTGGATTAATAATTGAAATATCATCTATTATTTCATTAATTTGGTTTTGGTTGGCTATTTTAAGCCAATTAATATCTTTAGCCCAATTGTTATCATCTGTTGAAGTTCCAACAAATTGTTCATTAATCCATCCATTTACCGGGTCTTTATAACTTATTTGAATACCGGGTTTTCTATATTTTGTTAATACTTGCTTTCTTGTTGTTGCAACATCTGTATTCCAATCAAGAATCATATTACCACCACCGGAACCAATCTCTAATACTTGTTTACTCCATGACCCGTTCCATTTTAATACTCCTAATTGCCCCGTATCAATAACAATATTTGAAAAGTTTGTATATGTACCCTCTCCGGCTAAATAAAAAACATTTTGGTCGGGTGTTCCGGGATTTGTTGCTGTTGTTGCAATACCTACAAATTGGAAATTTCCTCCCAAACTATTAATCATTGTAAGCAAAGTATTTTGCAACACTTTCCCGGTAATTGCTTGCGTTCCATTCGTTTTAATAACATTTGAAACAGCTTGTTTTAATTGTTCGTAATTTCCCATAATCTAATTAATTTAATTGTTATTGAAATCATTATTGAAATCGTCGTTAAAATCTCCTTTATTGCTTATAATATAGCCACGTCCTATTTTCTTTACTACGGTATTTGTTTTAAACTCAATTTCCACGCTCGCCAAATCTCCCTGCGTTTGCCATTTTGGTGTAATTAGAAACGTGTCGCAATCGTATTCCCTGCCGTATTTATCTGTTATATGAATATAATCAGCCATACGGATAAAACGCATAACGTCGCAAAGGAACTCCGGTGCCAATATCGTACATTTAAACGTTTTGACTGATATTTGTTTTTCCGGAAAAAAATACCCGTCCCGTTCTTCTCCGTCCTCTTCAAATTCATAATCCGGTTTTCCCAACTCTGTACAAAGGTACAACGTATTTTTGAAATCCGGGTTTTTATATACTATTTGCCCGGCGTCAAATACCAAATTTTCAATATCCCACCATTGTATTTTTAAGTAACCGGAAACATCTTGTACGACCGTGAACATTTCAGAATACCACGTTTGCACGCCATCCGATAACGTCATATAATATATTCCGTCCAACTGATTTAATGGCATGGGTAAAATTGACGGGTACAATATAACATCATAACCCAACGTTTGAAACCGGACAATCTGCAATCCGGTTTCTTTCATATACGTTGTTATGTTTGCAACTTGCTTTCCGGTCTTTTCATACAATACCACTGACGTAACATTGTTTGACCGTGTGTTTCTCATTATCTGAAACGGTAACAATCTATCAGCCGGGGCAAACAACGGATAAATTGCGCCGTATGCGTAACTTTTACGGTGGTTCTGTTCGTTTATTGACGTGTACCACGGTAAAACGCTTATATTGTTATTCTGTATCATATTTCAACGTTGCTTTTATATTTCTACTACACAAATTTACTGAAAGTTTATCAACTTGACCGTTACCGATATATGTTTTAACTAACTGCATCGGGTTTGGGTCTGTGGTTCCTGCCGGGAAATTCAATGTTTGTTTCTTTTTACGTTCCAATCCTCCCAAAGCATAATATTGGGAATTATTTATTTTGAAATTCCGTGCGGGCATATCATAAACCCAATATGTCGGTTGTATATTGATAAACGCTAAATATCCATTTTGCAAAAAATATTCTACGCCATCAACGGTTTGTCTTGTAAACGGCAATTCCAATTGTCCACCTCCGGACGGCATAACCGCCGCAAACAATGCGAATCCATCCAAACTAATTGCACCGGGGTTTAACAACATCAAATCAATATCGGACGTAAAATTGGAAATATTTATTTCTTCTATCTTTCCGGCTGTTACATATTTGGACGTAATTTCTATTGGTAAACCCTCAAATGGTGTTGTTACATCATCCATCCACTCAAATTGATAACGTTCCGGCATTTCTACTTTGTCAAATGAATATTCAGACGTTGCAAAAGCTAATTTTTTGCCGTTCCTAACGTTTTCTAATTGTGTTAAATCATAATCAATAATCGGGTTATATCCATACGAACCGCCATTTCTAAACCAACTTACCTGTTCAATTTTAAATTTTCCGTCCTCAATATACCAATAACATTTGTAAATATCCCGTAACATCGTCATAATCTGTTGTAATGTAATCGGGGCTTTTTGCGCCGGGGTTTTATATTCGCCATTAATGATATTACTTTTCTGACTTATTAGCAACTTAAATGACTGCCCGGAAATAGGATTGTTTGTGTTATAAAGAAATTGGCTGTATTCCGGCGTCGCTTCATGCGTTATTCCGGGCGCAAATTCTTTTAATAGCACATTGATACATGACGATAATGTAAACGCATCACGCAAAGTATATGCTTTTCGGGCTTTTCCCTCTAATATCCAATCCATCAGATAAAACCCAAACCATAACGACGCATAACGCCACGTTGACCGGGCGATTGGATAAAACGTTTGTCCATATATGGAATAAGGCGGCTCAAAATACTTTCCACTGTCGGCTAATCCCCACTCGGTCGGCGTATCTGAAAAATTATTAGATATAAATGCCACGTCGATTGCGTAACCAATCGCACGCCTATAATTACGGTTATTATCAACTATATCATCGGCGGGCAATGGATATGTATTAAGGTCGTCGATTTTC